GGGAGGGCGTGTGGGTTTTTTTTTTAAAAGCTTTGGGGGTTACCCCAAAGGGGGGGCCCTCTTTTAAAAAAAAAACGTTAACCCCCCCCCCCCCCCCCCCCCCCGTTTTTAGCGTAAAAACAGGGGTAGACCTACTTCAGCAGGTAGACGCGTGGATCGTGGCTACCCGCGAGCTTGACGGGCAGGCGGAATACCATGTCCGCCAGGCTGCGCGATGGGTGCGGGATTGGCTGGAGCATGTAAAGGCGCACGCGGCGGAGATTTCCCCCGCTTCCTGCATTGAATGGCTGCGCGACATGACCCGCGGCGGCACGCTTGCACCGCAAACCATCCGGAACCGAATGAGCGCGTGCAGGCGCTTTGCGGGCTGGATGCTGATCCAAGGGCTAATCGAATCCAACCCGTGGGCGCATGTGCCAGGGCCGCGCGGCCGGGCTGGGCAAGGCCGTGACGCGTTCACCGATGCCGAGGTTCAGCGGCTAATCGACCACGCCACCCAGCAGATCACCGAGGGCGCATCCCCCGCCATCCGGGCCAGCGCCAAAAACCGCGCCAACCTGTACCGGCTGCTGTCCCTTACGGGCATCCGGCGCGGCGAGGCCCACGCGCAGTTGTGGAGCGATATTGATCTAGAGGCCGGAACAATGGTGGTGAGCCTGGACAAGGCCCGCCGCCGGGATCACATCCCGCTTTCTCATGCGGCGGTGGAACTGCTGCGCGAGATGCGGAAGGCCAAGACCGGGCCCAAGGTCTTTGCCCGCACCGTGTCCTACAAGGGTTTGGCCACCGATTTGAAGGCGGCTGGGCTATCCGGCAGGTACGGGTTTCACTCGTTCCGCTGCGGCTACATCACCGAATCCTTTGAGAACGGCACCCCGCCGGAACTGATTCAACGCCTTGTGCGGCATCGTTCTATCGATCAGACCCACAGGTACTTACGCCACCGGGAACCCCGGCTACGCGAGGCGGCAGAAAGCCGCGGCGGAAAAATATCTAAAAACTGTCCCATGAAAATTAGTGCGGTCGATAGGTTACCCACGGATTCAACAATGGCCACGAGCGCACCTATCAATGCGAACACTTCGGCGACCAGCTCGCGCCTCGCGCCAATGGCCGTTGAATCCACCACGCGGGCTGGTCTTCGATGTGTTCGCAGTCGCTCCATCAACACAGTTGCAGTAGGCGCTACAGGATTCGAAACTGTGAGCCTACCCACCCGTGCGGGGCGGCTTTTAGCCGCAGCCTCATTGCTAACAGGCCACGCTTTCCTAGAGGAAGCATTGGTGCTGATGCACGAGGCGCAATTGCTGCTAACGCAGCAGGAGCCATCGCATGGATCGCAATCGCTACGGGAAGATCGTTGAGGATATCGGCCTAGCCATTCAGAACTTGGACGCTGGCGGATGTTCGCAGGATGCGGAGTGGGTGCGCCTTGTGTCCATGCACAAGCTGTATGCGCTCACCAAGGCGCTTGACGAGTTCCCCACCCCCATCCATCCCGTGGCCATCCTCGCCGCCGCGCACATCGTCATGCAGCAGGAGCGCCGGAAGGATCGCGCGCCGCTCGTGTCGCTGGGCCAGGGGGACTATCGCCGAGACATTTCCGAGGATGAGGTTGAGCCCGCACCCGAGGTGCCGCTTCTCACCCGTGGCGTTCGCGTCATCCGTTCGCTGGCGGGAGGTGGCCGATGAGCCTTGTTGAAGTTGCAGAGGTGCTGGGCTGCGATCCCAAAACCGTTTGGTACCACGAACAGAAGGCGCTTGCGAAGCTGCGCGAAGCGATCAAGCGCGAGCGTGATTTGTTGGCGCTGGCAGAGGAGGTGCGCTGTGGCCGCTAACACCTTCGCCCTTGGAGTTCGTGAACACATCCCCGCTGCGGACTACCACGCGGTGCCCGCCCTGTCTTCAACATTCATGAAGGCAATGCTTGCCAAGTCACCGCTGCACGCTCGCTACCAAATGGAGAATGGCGAGAGCAATGACGCGATGAACATGGGCACCGCGGTGCATACCGCGATCCTGACCCCGGACATGTACGAAGCCGAAGTGGCGGTAGCGCCGAAGTGCGACAAGCGCACCACCGCAGGCAAGGCCGAGTTCCGCGCGTTCGAAGTCCTGAACGGGCACAAGTTGATCCTTGATGCCAGCCAGGGCGAGGCGGTGGCGGGCATGGTTGCCGCGGTTCATGCGTCGAATTCGTGCCGCGCCATGCTGGAGATGGCTACCCAGCGGGAACTTTCCGTGTTTGCGGAAGACCCGCACACAGGCACACAGTTGAAGGCGCGGCTGGATGGGTATGACCCCGCAACCGGCTGGGTGATCGACTTGAAGACCTGCCGCGACGCGTCATACCCCGGTTTCAAGTCTGCGCTGTGGAACCTTGGCTACGGGTTGCAGGCCGCGTTCTACCGACGCGTGGCGCGCATCGCTGGGCTCAATGTGAGCGGGTTTGCGTTCCTGTGCGTCGAGAACACCGCGCCGCACGGCGTGGCCGTGTACGCGATGGACGATTCCGACATGGATTATTTCGAAGCGGACATGCGGCGGCTGATCGCGGATTACAAGGTGTGCCGCGAAACAGACCGATGGCCCGGATATCCGGATCGCATCGAACGCATCGGGCTTGCCAACTGGGCGCGCCGCCAACTTGAGGAAGGGCTTGCACGATGAGTGACCTAGCAACCGTTCCCAACGCGGCGCACATTGAGCGCGTGATTGAACAGGTGATGCCGCGCAACGCAAGCCAGGTGGATCGCATGGCGCTGGCCGCGATGATGAAGACCTACGGCCTCGACCCGCTGCGGCGCGAGGTGTACCCGCTGGCTTTCGGCGGCCGCCTGTGCCTGTATGTGTCCATCGACGGGTGGCGCAGGCTGGCCCGTGAATCGGGGCGCTACCGCTCCGGCGTGTGTACTTATCACAAAGATGCAAGCGGAAGTGTTGATTCCTGCACCTTCAAGGTGACCACCACGGAAGGCGGTGAGTTTGAGTTCACCTGCTGGCTTTCGGAGTTCAAGGGATCAAGCCCGAACTGGCGCACCCAACCGCTGCACATGCTGCGAACGCGCGCCGAAGCGCATTGCCTGAAGGCGGCTTTCGGGTTCAGCGGTGCCACCGAGGGCGATGAGGAACTAGCCGAAGCCACCACCGTGGTGGAGGCAGATAGCGCGCTGGCCGCGCTGAATGCCCGTGTGAGCCAATCCGCGGAGCGAACGACGGTATCGCTCCCTAGCGCACCGGCGGTGGTGGTGGAGCAGCCACCGCCGCCGAGCGCGCCGGATCGCATCCAGCAGCTAGCCGAATCCATCGCCGAGAAAGCCAAATCGGTTGGCATCCGATGGAGCGCAAAGCAGGCGGTGACCGCGGCAAGAAAGACCGTTGACGCGGGAACTGATCCATCCGAGGTGGATGGGTTGATTTTGAAGGCACTTCAACAGCAGGCCGAGCGCCTGGAGAAAGGTTCGGAATGATCGATCTGATTCACGGCAGCAGCGAGGACAAGGCACGCAAGTCGAGCGGCGCAGGCGGCCCCTGCCCCGAGGGCACCTACACGGCCACGATCAGCAAGGCGGAAGGCCGCGAAAGCCCGTTCGAAAACATGAAGACCCCCGACAACCCACGCGGGCTGGTGGTCACGCTGTGGTTCGACATTGAAACCGGCGGCCAGCGGTACAAGGTGTTTGAGGACATCGCGGTGACGCGCATCATGCGCTTGAACGAACTGCTGGACGCGTGCATGTTGCCGCACATCGATACGGCCACCAAGAGGTTTGAGGAATCGAACCTTGAGGGGCGCGAAATCCTGTTGCGCGTGTGGCACTCGCAGAACGGGCGCGCCAAGGCGGGCGATTTCATTCGCCCCACCCAGCAGCGCAGCACGGCCACGGCCGCGAAGCCTGGGCGCAAGGCGGTGCAGCCCGGAGCGGATGGGATTCCCTTCTAACGAACCCCCGGAAAGGCCGGGGCGGTTGAGTTCTCGCCGCCCCGGCTATGGGGTTACTTCTCAACATCTGTAGCGGATTCGATCCGCGGCAAGGATGCCGATGGTTACGGTGGAACTTACCGACGCGGAAATCGAACTATGCGAGCGCGTGGCCGAGGCGCGCATGGCATCTAGTGCCGAGGATGGGTTGAACCATGCGTGCCTCATGGATCGCATTTTCACCGAGCGAGAGCAACACGAGTTCGGTGGCGCAGCCGGTGAGGTGGCGGTTGCCAAGTGGCTTGGGATTTGCGGCTACCAGCCATCCGTTCGGTATGTGAAGGGAGCGCCGGATGTCGAGCCCGACATTGAGGTGCGTTCCACCGGCTGGATGAACGGGCAACTGGTGGTGCGGCCGCGCGATCACGGTGATAGGCGCTATGTGCTGGCCATCACAAGCCTTGCCAAGAGCTACGGCCAGGTGAGGCTTGCCGGGTGGATGTGGGGCCACGAGGCCCGGCGCGATGAGTTCCTGCAAACCTATTACAACCAGCCCGAGCATTGGGTACCGCGTGACGCGTTGAACCCGAT